CGACGTCATTTCAGACAGGGTGGGACTTTTGAATGGAGTCCTTACAACCACGCGCAACAAAATTCTCGTCTGCGTGACGAACGCTGGGGCTGCCAGACCGCCGTGACTAGGGGCGGGTGCGAATGATCGCTGGTGGGACACCACCATAGTGGAGACGATCCACTCTCGTCATTGTTTGTTCGCTCAAAGCAAGGAGAGGCCTGCAGCAATAGCAGGTCCCATCCAACTCTTGTTGTCGTTGACGAAGTTTCCCACGTCACCGAGAACGCTCTCAATCCAACTCATGTGTTTGGCATTTTCCATGGCGCGTGGTTCACGCACAACTTTGGCTAATGCTGTGTCAACATGGTTCTGAGAACCCACACACGACTGTTGGTCGAATGCGGTGGAGGTGGTGGTAAATTCGAATGCGTGGCAAACAATGATTCGGAGAACACTTTCGGTTGCTGCGACGGAAAGACCCTCAGGTCGGGTGACCTGACCGGAGCAAATGATGCCCGGAAAAGGAGTGATGTTTTGCTGGTTGATGTTCCTGAATCGTGAATCATCAGCGGAACGTGGCCTCCACCAGCAATAAACACCTTTCGAGACGCGGCCCGTGTAAGTGTGGCCAATTTGTTGAAGAACTTCATAATTCTGCGCTTGGCCAGAGCTAGCAGCTTGAGAGAAGAAGTTCGAAGCGATGAAATCAGCATCGTATTGTCCGATGGCAATCTGTCCACCGTCGTCAAGGGTTGAACCGACATATGAGACCAAAACAGACATTCCGACCGGGCGGATGGATTCGATTGCGCCAGCTGAGGCGTACGAAACATTTGATGGTTGGGTCGGAGTGATGATCAGACGTGTGGTGCCTTGAACGACAGTGGTGGAAAGGGTGATTTGATCGGTGTTGGTGAGTGCAAAAGAGAGCTGGTTGTTGGTGCCGGACGAAGTGACAGTTCCGATCCAAGAAGAAGATCCAGCCGTGCCAGCCGCTGGTGTATTCAGAGCGGCGAAATTGTTAACAATAGTGGCAGTGGTGAGATTTCCCGTGAAAACAGCAGAGAGGCGAACTGGAACAGCGGTGGCGCTGGTCCAGGCAGCAGTCATAGCGATCTCATATGTTCCAGGAGGAAGGATGACATAAGAGACTCCACCAGTGAGAACAGTGGAGTATGTTGCTGTGTTCGTGGCATCAGCTGTGGGAGTCGCATGGACAAGATCGGAAACCGTGGTTCCCGCGGCAAAGCCCACATCATAATACGATGAGAGGCCGCCGGCTAGGTAACGGAGGTTTGGGTCCAGGCGCACATCTCTACCATTCGCACTCGAAAGGTAAAGGTTGGGACTGGCAAAATTCACAGTGGGATCCCAATTTGTCAGAGCCGCTGTGTTGACCGCTGCTATCTGATATTGGGCCGGGCTCGACACGCTCCCGACTATCGGTTGAACGAGGAACGAGAACCTCCCGTCGTCCGAACTCGCCGCCATTTGGAATGAAACGGGAAGATTGAAAGCGGAGACGCTGCGGAAAATGGCCGTTTCGTCTGAATATCCGTCGGGAATCCGGGCGGAAAACCGGAGGGGGTCGATCAAGGTCATTTCGTAAGCTTTGCCCATGTTCGACAGGTTTCGGGGATTCAGAGGGATCCGGATGGCCGTGCGGGGGTCCCAAGAGCGTTGAGGCCGAGAGCCCTGTGTGAAAGTCTGAGAGCTCTTGTACGCTTGAACGCGCTGTCTTTGGCGTGCTTGACTTCTGCCGCTTTGCGGAACTTTGACCACGATTTTCTTCGTGGTCTTCTTCTTCTTGTTTTTGGTTCCAAGGGCAGAAGGGGCAGGATTCGTTGTTTTGGGCATACGAGTGGGGGTAGAGTATGTGACAAAAATAACAGTGGTGGGACTCAATTTTGTAAAAGGAGTGGAGGGTGAGATGTTTTTAAACTTTTCTTCCGCATGCGCGCCGTGGGCGGCGCTGCACCGTCAATAATAATCGACAATTGCCAACTGGCGGAAAACTCGATGGTCAATTATTTCAAACGGGCCGCTGGGAAGTAACTTTGCGGCTTCTTTCAACTCCTCCTCGGTGACGTCGTAACGTTGGCAAACCTGAACAAGACCTTGGTGGGTCAAAATGGGTTTGGGTGCGGCGCCAGCCTGAACTGTATACTTGTCACTGTCGATGTGCATGCGACCTCCTGCTCGGGGCCACATTGCGCACATGTCACCTAAGAGTGGGACACGGATCATGTTGCGATAGCCCATGAGCACTTCTTGGACAAATCGCCTGCATGCAGCATCGAGAAAATCTTGAGGCCGGTTCTTCAATCTATGTCGGAGGTCAGCAAAAAGGTGATAGATCGGAGTGACAGACTTGCCGATCTTCAAAATTCTTGACGGGAGAGGACCCCAGTGCAGACCGTCGGTGGTATGGTACCACATGCCCTTCAAAAAGGTTGCGCGGTCAACGCTGGTGAAACTCTTCAATTTGACCTTGAAACCCAGAGCAGCATACCTCTCAAGAACGGGCATGGATGGTGGGAATTGAGTGAAGACGGCGGCGGATGAAGCGAGGGACGATGTCGAATTGCCGGAACTGGTGGTCACATTTCCAGTGACACGTTTTGGCTGCAGTCCGAAATCCAGGATCCAGACGTTTCCCCAACCCAAAGCCCCAAACGCCGCGACCAATTTCCCTTTGGCCGTCGTTTGGAAGAAAGCGATAGTTTTGGAGGAGACGCCGAATCGTCGCATCATCCCATTTTCGAATTTGAGAACGCCCTGACCTTGACTTTGGTCAAACTGGACAGCGTCCACTTCCCAGATCGTGACGACTCCATTTTGGTCACAGATGATGATGAGAACATCATCACCTGACGCAATAATGTGAATGGTGCCTGGAGAAAGGGTCGAAAGAGCCCGTTTCATCCACAGCGTGAGATCGACGTCATTATAAGCACCAGCGTACGTGAGGGTCACCATCCAGTCAAAATCATAACCAGGGATGGTGAAGACGTTGTCTTGGTTGAACCACTCCTTGAACCGTTTGTAGAACCCAAACATTTCAGGGCCAACTGCAGTCTGAACAATCTCATTGACATTCTGGAGATTGCGAAACTTGTAGTCGTCG